GAAGCCGTGGCTTCTGTATTCAATGCGGCATTGCCAGACGAATTGGGTATCAAAGTTTACCTGACACTATTAAAAGATCTACCTCATGTTGCATTGCAAAATGCTTGCATCACGGTGTGTGCAACGCACAAATATTCCAACATGCCTTTGCCATCCGCCTTCATTGGGGCAGGCGGTCTGTCAAAGTCATTGTTGGAACAGACAAAAAGTCGGCTGCGCCTTGCAATAAATAACTTGAAAGCAATGCAATAATGCAGTAGGTTATCTACATCCAAAAGGAGAAAACAATGGATAGACTAGAATATATCGGTGGGACCGATAGCCAACGCATCATGGCTGGCGACTGGGTTAATCTGTATCTTGAAAAAACTGGTGCCAAACAACCAGAAGATTTGTTAAGCAATTTCCAAGTGCAACTTGGTAAACATACAGAACAGTTTCATATCAATTGGGTGATGAATAAACTAGGATATAATTGGTCAGTTGTTAATGAACTTAAAACATCCAAACGTATTCCATATATGGCGGGGCATCTTGATGGGTGGATAGATAATCTTGAAACATTCATTGAGGTTAAACATTCAAATGAATGGATGAGTGCATCTGACAAAGCCAGATATTACATGCCACAATTGCAGCATTATCTTTTTATAACTAGCTGTCCGTTCTGTTACTTCTCTGTTATTAGAGGCAACCAAGATCCAGAATATATTACAGTAAAAGCAGATCAAGAATATCAAGATCGTCTTATCGAGCGAGTAAAGTTATTCTGGTGGCATCTTGAAAATAAGACGCAGCCGCTTGGTGATGAAGTCCCTTTGTCAGAACAAGAGTTAGACAAAAAGCTGGCAGAAAAAGTACCAGTAAATAATCTCAAAGTTATAGATATGACTTTTAATAATCAATGGACAGTTTATGCCAAGCAATATCTTGATACTCAACCTTATGTTGAACAACATGAAGATGCAAAGAAAGCATTAAAGTTTTTAGTAACACCTGAGATTGGCGAAGCATACGGACATGGCATTACCATCAAGCGCGATAAGCGCGGTTCATTACGGTTCACAACAAAAGGAGAAGAAGAATGATAGAAGATCTATTTGTAAAAGGATTGCTTAAAGTTCAAGAGCAATCAATTAAGCTGCATCGCAGACATGACCATGACACAAGCATCGAAGCAGCAATCGCAATTGCACCAAAGCTAAATGAAATACAACAACAAGTCTTGGCTTTTGCTCGCAATCAACCAGACGGATTTACAGATGTCGATCTAAATAAATTCTTTAACTGCACTGGCTCGACATTCCGCACACGCAGAGCAGAGTTAGTCGCCAAAGGATTGATTATCAATAGTTGGAAACGTGAGCGTATTCATGGTCGCTCGCATATCGTATGGATCTTAAAGGATTATCTATGACAATAACAGAAATAGAACATGAATATTATGATCTTGCTATGGATGCGGCACGTTCAACTGATACTCATATTCAAAGAATAGGGTTAAAGCATCTAAGTAAAATTATACAACACCAAAAAGAAACAAATGCAGAAACTGATTTACAATTTGAAGCGTCATTAACACAAGAGCAAAGAGCGATCCTCAATAGATCGACCTTCTACATTATAGGAGAGAAGCAATGAACATTTATCAACGCCTTGCCAAAGTCATGGGCGAAGTTGATTATATCCAAAAAGAAAAGAAACAAGGTATGCGTTATAGCATCGTAAGCCATGATGCAGTCACAGCTAAAGTGCGGCCAATACTTCTCAAACATGGTATCGTGTATCATGTTTCAGCTATTCATTATGAACAAGTAGGTAACCGAACTCAAGTTCATCTTGTAGTAACATTTGTTAACATTGATGACCCAGAAGATCAGATTGATTCACATTCAATTGGCTTTGGCATTGATGATCAAGACAAAGGTGCAGGAAAAGCAATCTCTTATGCAGTTAAATACGCGCTACTCAAAACGCTCGGCCTTGAAACGGGTGATGATCCAGACGAAAATCAAGACGCAGTGTTCGATAACCCGCTTGTTACCAAAATCAAAACAGCAATTGATTTGGCAAACAGCAAAGAAGATCTCAGTAACGTAGCAGAAACTATCAAAGCTGAGGCAAGTAACTTGGATAAAGGCACACTTGCTTCATTGCGTGGTGCGTTTGCCCAGAAACAAACATCAATCAACAACAAGTAAGGAGAGACTATAATGTATGCGTCATTACAAATCGTTGGCAATGTAGGTAACTTTGAACTCAAGAAAGCTGGAGAAAAAACATTCTCCAAGTTTGGAGTAGCCACAACCAGTTGGTCAAAAAGCGATGGCAAAAAGACAACATGGTATAATGTTGTATGTTGGAATACCATGCTCTCGGAGTTTCTTGCTCAGAACATGGGCAAGGGTAGCAAAGTATTTGTTACAGGCGAACTGCAACAACGTGAATATACAGACAAGAACGGGGCAACTAAGACATCAATTGAATTGATAGTCAGCCCGTTCAATGGTACGGTTCTTATCTTGTCTGAATGGGCAAGCAAGGGAGCAACCGAAGAAGATTCACCAATTGATAATAGCGTTCCATTCTAAGGAGAAACAGATGAATACATACGATCAACTCACAACGCAGTTGGTTGATATGGTTGACTCAACTACGGGGGAATGGTCCCCGCCGTGGCGCATGAGCGGCCTCGAATGTCACCAAAATGCAAAGACATTACGCAGATACCAAGGCATGAATGTGCTTATGCTTTGGCTTACACAAATGAAAAACTCATACTCATATCCAATTTGGGCTACGCTTAAACAATGGGGCTCGATGGGAGCCAAGGTAAAAAAAGGATCAAAGGGCACAGCCGTGGTGTTCTATGATCAATATCGCAAACAAATAAATGGAGGAGAGGATGAAGTATCTTACTCGATTGCTAAGACGCATCATGTATTCAATGCCGATCAGGTCGAAGGATATGAGATCCCAGCTAGACCCGAACTTATTATACACGACAACAATAATGCAATCGAAAAGTTTATTAAAAATACAAAAGCAGACATTCGGATACAAGGTGAGCGAGCGTTCTATGTCCCATCGCAAGACTTCATAGCTATGCCAGACAAAGGATTATTTCCACAAGTCGAGCATTATTATTCTGTAACATTCCATGAGTTAACGCATTGGACTGGTGCAAAGGATCGACTTAATCGGGAACTAAAAGGCAGAGGGTTACGCTCTGACTATGCCTACGAAGAATTGATTGCGGAACTTGGTGCTGCTTTCTTGTCGGCAGACTTTGGTATTCTTAATGCAGTCAAAGATGACAACGCAAAATATCTAAAGATATGGCGTGATGCAATGAAACAAGACAGTAAGATCATCTTCAATGCCGCATCAGAAGCAACAAAGGCTGTCAAGTTTATGTATGACCAGCAATACTTTTCAGAATTGGAGCAGGAGATGGCAGCATGATTTTAGTTAAGGACTGTGCAGATGTAGTATCAACTATACTGCAAGTATCAATTAAGGATTTGTATGGAGATCGAAAGCAAAAGTGGGTTGCCGAGGCAAGGATGTATGTCTATTGGCTTGCCAAAGAATATACTCGGTTCTCTCTACCCCGCATTGGCAGAGCCATGCGACGAGATCATTCTACAATTCTGCACGGCATTAAAAAGATCAATAAACTTATTGAAGAGAATGATGAACGTGCAATTGCACTGACAAAACAAATGCAAAAAGAATTAGATAATCGCTTTGGTGATGTAGATCAATTAGTAATTAATGATTGCCATGCAAATGAAATCAAAGAACTTATGCCCACCCTTGCAATGCAACTTTATACATTAGCAAAACAAATTTTACGAGAGAATAAACATGAAGGCATCAACACAAATAAGAAAGATTTTTGAAGAAGCTAGTGATATTATGAGCCAACGTAATATCCAATATGGAGATTATCGAACTTTATTCTCTTACGCATCTGCATTAGCATCAATCTACACACAAAAAAACTTTAATACATATGAAATCTGTATGGTTATGTTCTCTATAAAAATGGCACGAATTGCCAAAAACAAACACCATAAAGATTCTTGGATTGATGCAATAAACTATCTTGCAATGGCACAAGAACTTACTGGTATTGACCAAAGGGAGAAACTTAATGAACGGAATGCAAAGTAAAAGACTCATGGCAATTAATAAAGTCACAGATAAATGGACTCTTGACCTTGTTGATGAGATCATAAGACTACGCAAAGATTTAGAGCAAGTAATTGTTGAACGAGATAACGCATTAAATATGTGTGTTGAATTGGCTCAACAGAAACGTCAGTTAAACGATGAAGTCTGGACACTAACTGATAGAGAAAAAAGAGAGAACCCATAATTGTTACATAAAAGAGATATAAAAAATTTTGTAACTAAATTAGGTGGACATGTTTTAAGTATCCATGTAAGTCGTCACTATAAAGTTGTTGCTTTATTTGGAAACAAAATAATAAAATTTGTCCATCCTAAAACACCAAGCGACTTTCGAGGCTTAAAAAATCTTGAAAGTCATATTAAGAAACAACTAAAATGATACCACGGATAGCATTATTTGTTCATGATCCAGAAGCAAGCAGAGAATGTGCTGATGCCATGATTGAAGTGCTATCCGGTTCATTTCAAATCTTAACATTTAATGAAGGAGAATTTAATGATGTTCTTCAAAAAGCTGATATCGTGGCTTTCGGAGGCGGTGTTGGGGATGCTCAAAAATATTATGACTTCTTCAACCGTAGTCGAGGAAATTTTGTGGCTGATTTTGTATCTAACGGTGGCAAGTATCTTGGTATTTGTATGGGTGCCTATTGGGCTGGTCGAAATTATTTTGATTTACTTAATAACCTTAACCCTGTTCAATATATTAAAAGACCCATGGCAGATGTTAAACGATCATATCAGACTGTGGCTCATATCTCGTGGATGGGTGTAGAAACTAATATGTTCTTCTATGATGGTTGCACATTCGAAGGTGATGGGCAAACGCAGATCATAGCAAGATATGCAAACAATGATCCGATGGCAATCATTCAAGGTCGCGTTGGCCTGATTGGTTGCCATCCAGAAAGTCAAGAAAAATGGTTCTTAAAAAAATATCTTAAGAAGCATTGGCATAATGGCGCTCACCATGAGTTGCTTTTGTCATTCACTAAAAAACTTATGAGAGTTAAATAATCCATTTACCACGAAAAACAGGACGACCATCTATTAATTCAACAGTCTCTGGTGGCATCATAATCTCATTATTAAATGTAATAACAACAAATCCAGATTGAGCGCGAGATGTTAAACCTTCAGCGTATTCGAATGCTTTATGGAATGGGTCGCCAAGCATACCGCATTCAATACCCCAGTGAGTTCCATTACGATTTCTAATTGCCGTTACCTGTAACTGATGTGTGTGACCTGTAACTGTTGAAATTCCAGAATGAAGAGCCGCATTCCATCCGGCATGAATACCGCTACGAAACCGATGACGAACTTCAAGATTATTAATTATTGTAGCCCAACAAAATGTCCAATTTGGAAACCTGTCACTTAAACGTCCAGCATAGTCATCAAGTTCCGGTGCATTATTAACAAGATAATTATCTACCCGTTGATCGTGATTACCCATTGTCCAAATGCAAATAGCTGATTGATATAATGTATTAATCCATTTATGAGCAGCATTAATTTCTGCTGTAAGTTTAGGTGCGTTTTGACCAAGCAATGATCCATGACGACTAACTCGAGCGCCATCAAGTATGTCACCATTTAATACAATAACTTTTGGCTTTAATTCTTTACTTAATTTAGCAAAAGCCTTCATCATAATAGTTTCATTATGAGGCCAAATGTGAGCATCAGATCCAATAAAAACTGTGCCATCATTAATATCTATTTCATGAAATTGGGGAATAGTCCATTCATGTAATGACTTATTATTAACTTCAATAAATAATTCAGGAAATAATTGTTTAGCTCGTTCAAGTCGGCTACCAACAGTATTACGACTTAACTTCATTCGTCTAGCTGTCGCCGCTATATTACATTCTGCACTATACCAATGACGAACTGTATCCTCTGCAACTTCTTTAGCCAGTGAGGGAGGACTCATCAATCATCTCCAATGATTTAATCCGAACGCGAGAAATACGATTCAACCATCCTCGACCAAAACGATCAAAGGTATCAAGACGATGAAGGTATTCAATACGTTCTTGAGTAAATGCTCTGACAAAATCATCAGGATGCATAGCGTTAATTTGCTTTAACGTGATTGTTCCAATGAAACCATCAACACTCACGCCAACAGAAAGTTGAGAAAATTTACCAGCCCTCATAACACCAGAATTAACAGCACAATCAAATACGCAGTAATCAACACCAATGGGAAGTTGATCTCCTTTAATACAATCCCAATAATTTTTTTTATAAATTGGACGCACATCATCGGGCGTTAAGGCTTTAACCATTTCGACAGTAGCGGGGTATCGAACCCAACCAGACAAAGTGCCAATCGTAATACCTAGATTAGTTGCCCCACCTTTATCTTTGGGATCATTTACAAAACCGCCTTCGTCTTTCAAAAGTAACTGAAAGCACCGTTCAAAATTGTTAACGGACATTATTTTGTTTCCGTATGTATAAGAAGATCCAAAATAATAACTGAGGACCAACATAAGAGCGCCATCAAGAGTTCCAAGAACACGAGCTATTAACTCTCTCATCGAAGCATCGATAACATTGTTGAGCATATACCATTGGACAGTAGTCCACGCAACCACAACCACAAAAGCAAGCAATCGAGGCGTAATATCTTTGGTTTGAATAGCATAGTTGCGAGCACTGTTACGATCAGCAACAGCAATTCGTTCAAGATCAATATCAAGAGATTTCATTTGAACTTTGAAATCATTATCAATTTTTTTTAGAGCTGCCAGCTGATCAGCAGTAGGATTTGTTAAAGCAGCAGCAAGATCATCCTCTGTACCGTTTTCATGCCCAAACAAAGCAGATGACAAAGCCTTAACACCAATACCCCACATTGGGCCGCCAAGGGCCGTAGCAATTGTAGGAGCTACTGAGTTAAGAAGAGGACCAAATGTTTTAAGAAGATCCATGTTATCGCCCCAATGCTTTGAATACTAAGTCTACTAAGAATCCAAATACGACCCCTATGAGGGCCAATAAAGCACCAGCGCCCTTCCAACGATTCATGGCGGCAGATATAGATTTAATCTCTGCCTTTAATTCAGACATATCTTTATGCAGATTCTCGACCTGAGCCTCTAGTCTGCCAATTTGTTGGTTCAGATCGTCTGACATTGGAACCCCCTATTACAATGCTGGAGCGTTAGGATCGCGCGGCCACTCAATATTAGTAACCGCAGCGATAAATGTTTCAATATCATCCGCACTATTAATGGCGGTCTTAATCTCTGCCGCCTTAGCACGAACAGCCGCACGATAGGTTGACCATTCAGCAGGGACATCTGCGCCGCCTTCTGCGTTACGCACTACCATCCAATCGCTTGGCAAAAGAATTGTGTAGGCCTGATTGTTGATTTGCTGCGACCATGACTTTTTAAGATCGGCCAAGTCTTTAGGAACGCCAAAGTTCCAGAAGAATCGATCA